GGGGTGTCGGACGATGTAGAAGTCCACGGTGTCGGCGACACGGACGGGGTCTTCACTCGTGGCAAGACCGGGGATGGCGGGGACGACGGCGGTGCTCCCGAGGGTGACCTCCCGCCACACGGGCAGCCCTGCGTTGCGGACGCCCGTGCTGCGGTTGAAGTTCTGGTTGAAGTAGACCCGCTTCCGCAGACCCTCAAACGGGTTCATCACCTGGTCGATGCCGTCCGCGTACGCGGGTGCCGCGACGGACTGCCCGTCCCATGTCCGGAACTTGATCTCGAACGCGGTGCTCTGGCCCGTGAGTTTCGCGACGAACGGCTCACTCAATGCGCCGACCTTGTGGCCCCCGTCGGTCTCGTAGGCCCAGCAGAACTCCATCGAGGTGTTCGGCCCGAACGTCCCGCCCATCGTCCCCGACGCCGCGCAGAGTTCGGCGGACGGGACGTTGCTGGACCCGTACGGGACGTACGCCTCGGAGTAGAAGTTGGTGAAGTCCTCACGCAGGTTGAGGTCCTCCTCGCGCCGGGCGGTGATGCCGCGCACGGCCCCGTACGGTGGGATCTTCCCGACCGTAGGGGTGTCCTTGTGGACGAGGCCGAGGATCTCGATGGCATCGGCCGGCAGGTCGTAGAAGCGATGCTTGATCTTCCACGACAGGTCGTCGACGTTCGACGTGCCACGGAACGGCTCACGGAGACGTATCTCGGTGCCGCTGACGACCGCGTCGATGAGGTAGTCCCGACCTTGGATGGCGATGACCTGCCCCTCCCACTCGTAGGGGTAGGACTCGATGGCTCGCACGGGGCCGGAGAACGTGACGCGACGGCGGTTGTTCACCACGCTCGCGTTGATGATGCTCACGCCGTCGGGCTGTGCCGGCACGACATCGGGCCAGATGTCCATCTGGATGGTCCGCATGGCCCACGCCCACCGCTTCTCCGTCCAGAGTGCCATGTACGCGTCGTTGATGAGGATGTCGAGTTGCTCGTTGTAGACGGCCAACTCCGGGGAGTAGTCGGTGATCGACTTCACCTTGTTCCGCGCTTCGGTCAGGTTCATCCGGTGTCCTCCCCCTCATAGTAGTACGGGCGGCATGGGAACGTTATCCCATGCCGCCCTACCTTGTGCGGCTACAGCAGTGTCAGAACTGCTTGTAGACCCAGACCGCCGCGACGTTGCCCGCCGCAGCCGCCAGGCTCACGCCGCACGCGTTCGCGGTGTCGGCGGCCGCAAGCGCGTTGGCGCGACCCACCGCCGTGTTGTCCACGACGAGGGCAGTGCCAGCCGCCGCGACCGCGTTGTCCACGGCCGCCACTTCGACGTAGCCCGACACGACGATGTCGATGGGCTGCGGCGAGGCGACCGTCCCGGTCACGCTCTCCAGGGCCACACCCACGACGAGCGGGTTGCCGAGGGCGAACGTGCTCGGGGCCGACACGACGACCGCGACCTTGGCCGCGCCCGTCTGCGTGGTGTCGAACGCGACCCACTGCCCCGCCGTGATGGCGGTGGTGGTGAGGAACGACTCGACCTGACGACGGTTGGAGATGCCCGCGCCGAGGGTGGTGGTGCCACCCGCAGCGAGGTTCGCGGTCGTCTCGAGGTACTGAACGAGGGTGGAAGTGGCCATGGTTAGTAGACCTCACCGTTGAAGAGCACCGCGCAACTGGCGAGGTTGTCGGCGATGAGCTGACCCTTCCAGTAGATCTGCGCCGAACGGGCGGTCGTGCCGGGGATGAACTCGAACGGGCTGACCGCGAGGTCGCCGTCGGAGTGCATGACCAGCTTGATGCCGTCGAAGTTGATGAAGTACATCGTGTTGAGCAGGCCCGTGTCCGTGGGGGCACCGCTGAGGAACACGTCCTGGACGACCGCGGCGTTGCCGAAGGCGAGGGACATGTAGCCGGCGTTGAGCTGCTTCTCGTCGATGTAACGCTCCTGCTGGAACAGGGCGCGACGGTAGTTGGCGTAGCCGGCCTCGGAGGCGAGGATGAGCTTCACCTCGCCCATCGGGGCGCGGGCAGCCGTCTCCGCCGCGAGCTGCTGCATCCCACGGATGCCGTCGGTGCCGAACGCGCCGCCCGCGTTGAACGAGCGGTTGAACAGACCGTAGCCGTCGGGCACGATGGAACGGGCAAGCCCGCCGACCGTGTTCGTCTGGCCGGCGGCCGTCGGGGCACCCTGCTGCAGGAAGCCCGTGGTGGCACCGGACGCCGGGTCACCACAGAGGGTGCCGAGGCTGGTGAGCACCGTGCTGTTCGCGGCGACGAGCTGCTTGTTGATCTCGCGACGGAGCATCCCCATCACGTTCCGCATACGGGCCTCGACGATCTTCACGATCGCCTTCTCACCGTTGTTCTCCAGCTCCTCCTTCTTCGTGATGACGATGGGGGCCACGAAGTCCGACCACTCGTAGAGGGCCGGCTGCATGACGTCCTGCACCGCGAGGGAGACCGGCTCGTAGCCGGTGCCGAGCTGGGTGATGGTGGAGTGCTCGCTCACGGCGAGGGGACGCTGGATCTTGATACCGCCGTCCTCGTACTCGATGCCGCCCAGACGCTTCGCGAAGTCGAGGAAGGGGACGCGCTGGAAGAGCTCGTCGACTTCGCCGTCGCGGATGCTGAACAGGGTCGAGGAGAGGAGTTCGTTGCTGATGGGCATGTGAACCTCTGACCTGACTGTGGGTGGTTGCCGACACTATGTCGGCGCGGGAGTTCGGTTGGCCCCGGTGGGGCTCCGCTTCCCCCAGTTGACCACACCGGGTGTCCCTGTCGGGGCCGGTGTGGCGGGTCGGGAGGAGTTGCACCCTTCTACGTTCATTGTAGTAGTTCGGCGTCCTAATGGAAACTACTTCATGCCGTTCGCCTTGTGGAACTGGTAGGCCTCCCAGGCCGACTTGAACTTGGGGGGTGCGGCGTTCCGCACGGCGTTCCCGGTGCTTGTCTTCTTGAGGGTGTCGCGCTGCGCCTGCTTCACGGCCTCGGACTGCTGCCGGGTGAGTTGGCCCTTCACGATGAAGTAGGCATCCTCCAACTTCAACTCGGGTCGCTCCATGAGCAGCTTCGCCACGGGAACACGCACCTCGTCGGAGGTGAGGTCGGGGTGCTGCGACTTGAACGAGTCGAGGCTGACCTTCATGCGCTGCGCCTCGAGGTCCTGCTGCAGGGGCGACAGCATCTTCTGCATCATCTCGGCGGCCTGCTTGTTGATGCGCTCCTGCAGCCCCTCGTCGCTCCACGGGTCGTGTTGCAGGGGTGCCTCGGCCTGTGCCTTGACCGACTTGGCGAACTCACTCTCGGATAGGAGGGCGCGTTCGTTGGCGAGGGTCTGACGCTCCTGCTCGAGCTGGGCGCGCAGGGTGGCGAGTTCCTGCGTCTTCTGCGTGTACGACGCGCGGAGGTTGCCGACCAGTTTGCGCCCGTTCTCGGGGAGGTGTTCGAGGATCTTCTTGTAGTCGGGCAGGCCACGGTGACCGCCCTTCAGTTCCGGGTGGTCGTCCCACGCGGACCCGGTGAGTTCGTCCAGGTTGATGTCCTCGACCTCGTCGGTGGCATCGGTGGGTCCGTTGTCGGTGACCGGTGCTTCTACCACCTGGGTGTCGGCGGTGTCTGGCGTGTCGGTTGGCATGTCGTGAAACCTCGTTGGGGGTGGTTGGCCGTGGTGGGTTGTCGGCCCACCACGGCGTAACATCTGTTCAGTTGTTCATCCGTTCATATCTACATCCGTATTTCCGCGCATGGTCAGGCCATGCGGGAGGCGAACAGCGTGTCGGTATCCACCTCGCCCTCGCCCTCGGGGGACTCGGTGTACTCGCCCTCGCCCATCTCCTCGGCACCGCGCTCGGTGATCTTGCGGAGAAGGAACTTCTTGAAGCCGGGGGACTTGGCGACCATGTTCATGCGACCCGCGAGGCCCTGCAGTCCTGCGTCGTCGGTGACCACCTTGAGGTCGACCACCGCATCCTCGGGGAGGATGCCCGCATCCACCGCATCCGCGATGGCCTTGGAGAACATCGTGAGCAGTCGAACGAACTCGGGCGGCAGGGTCGTGGCCGCACCGAACTTGTCGTACTTCTCCTCGATGCCGAACAGGGGCAGAAGGCGGTTCGCGGCCTCGACCAGCGCGGTCGTGCCCTTGGCGGTGAACCGACCCTTGGGGCTGGCCTCCGCGTACATCTCGTCCTCGGTCTCCTCGACCTCACCCTGACGGGTCATGGCCGTGGCGCGCATCTTGTCGAGGTCGGACTTCTCATCGGGGGTCATGCGGACTCCTTTGCTTGGTCGTGGGCGTGTGCCTGTTCCAACATGGAATGGGCCGGGAAGGTCTCGGTGGCGGCGCGCACCTTGTCGCCGTCGAACCGCTTGAGGTTGTCCGTGTACGTCCGTGCAACGTCGTCGGCGGCCTTGCGGTCGTCGTGGATGCGGGACATCTGCCGTTCGTAAAACGCATCGCCGCCCAGGTCCTTCTCGTTCACGAACCCGCGCGACCGCATGATGGACTCCTCGGCGCGCTTGTCCGTGACGTGGCCGCCCACGGATGCGGAGTAGAACCCCGACCCGCCAAGGCCTGCACGCCAGTCCGTGCCCCACAGCATGGCGGTCCTGGCCGGTAGGCCGATGAGCCGACGGGACTCCGACCCGCACCGCGGACACGGGATGGGCGCGGACGGCTTGGCGAGTGCCTCAAACTTTCCGTGGTCGCTGCACACGGCGTCGTAGAGCGGCATCGGCTACGCGCCCCCGATGACGTCGGACGTGGTGGCCTCGGCGGTCGGACCCGTGGTCGGTTCGGTGCCGGGGACGGACGCCCGCTCGGGTGCTGACGTCTCGTTGAACGTGACGGGCAACCCGTACAGGCGGACGACCTCGTCACGGATGGCGTCCGTCGGGACACCCAGGGCGGTCAGGGCCGGGAGGAGTTGCAGGAGTTGCTGCTTCCGCACCATGTCCGTCAGCGGGGTGGTGCCACCGTCCGTGGCGTAGAACGTCCAGTCAGCGTCCAACTTCGTCTCGGACACGACCTTCGCACCCTCCGTCGTGGCGACGACCACCTGCTCGCTGTCGTCGACGAGGGGGATGAGCATACGGACGTAGAGGTTGGCGACCTGCTCGATGGCACCGTCGCGGTCGCGGGCCATCTTCCCGAGTTCACTTGCCGTGTACTGCATGAGGGCGGTGACCTCGGTGGCCGTCGCCTTGCTCGCCTCGCCACGGGTGAACCCGGCGGTGAGGCTCCCCTTCTGCATATCCTGTTCGACGTAGTTCAGGTACGCCGCGTGGTTGCTGCTGATGGGGACGTTCGGCACCACGTCGATGAGCCCATTCAGCGTGTCCCCGTCCACGGGGATCATCGCACCGTCGACGCCCGACGTGATCTTCGCGAGTGCCTCCGGGTCGAGTGCCCCCTCCTTGTAGATGAACTGGCGGCTGTCCCGTCGGACGGCGTTGGCCCAGAACGTGCGGAGGATGTTCTTCTCGAACACCTGGTCGTAGATGCGGGCCATCGCCGCGTACCCCTCCATCGGACGGTCGGGGCGACGGGCGAAGTAGAACGGCACGAGGTTGGACAGGAGTCGGCCGTCGTAGGTCGTGACGGGGATGCTGTCGCGCGACAGGAGTTCCGACCCGTTCTTGTAGTGGTTGGACCAGAACAGGAGTTCCCTGTTCACGAAGTCGTACATCTCGACGATCTCGATGTAGAGGTACTCGTTCGGGAGGTCGGGGCTGTCGCCGTAGGAACGGTACGAACGGTCGGTGTTGCGCTCATAGTCGGTGAAGTAGTCCTTCTGAGGGGCACCGACCAGCTTCTTGTTGCCGAACTTCTCCGTCGCCTCGTCGATGCTGATGTAGTAGACGTGGCCGATGAACCGACTGTCCTCCCACGCGGCGGCGTCGCGGTCGAGGATGACCTGCCACGGGGGGACGGCGCGCATGGCGACCTTCCCGAGCAGCGTGTTGCTCTCCCTCGGTGCCAACTTGAGGAACGAGTGCGTGTAGATGAGGGCCATGCGGGCGGCGTTCTCGAACTGCTGACGCCCGTCGGACAGCCAGTTGTTCGTCAGTTCCCGCACCAGGACGTCGTCCCCCTTGCCCGTGAGGTCGGCCTTGACCTCGACGCTCGGATACTTGGTGAACAGGCTCCCCATCATGGACTCGATGGCGGCGTAGGCGTCGGCCGTCTCGACACGGATGGACGAGTCCGCCACGACGTCCACGTCCTCGTAGAACTTGGTCAGATAGGCGTTGCGGAAACGCCGCATACGGGGGCGTTCGGTGTCCCAGTAGTCCGTGTGGGACTGCAGGGCGGCGCGGATGAAGTCGATCCTGTTCTTCTCAGTGCGGGCCATGTGCCCTCCGATGGGAGTAGTTTAGTACCTTCGGAGCTCTCGGTGAGCACCCTTCTTGCGGGCCTCGTCCACCTTGCGTGCGACGACCCAGTCCGGGAGGTACGGCTTGTCCGGTACGTGGACGTGCTGGATGCACTGGATGGCCAGGCCCAGCGCGATCACCGTGTCGCCGTGGTGGATGCCGTTGCGGGGGCAGAACGGCTCGCCACGGTCGTTGACCTTGAACGACCGCAACTCGGACACCGTGAACGTGTCGAGCGTGGTGAGGGTGCCACGGGAGATTCCGTCCTTGACGCCCTCCAGCATCTTGGGCTTGGTGCTCGCGTTCGTCACCCAGTCCTTCCCGTCGCCGTCCTTCCACAGCGGGATGCCCAGGTGCTTCAGTTCCGCCAGTAGGACACCGCCCCACGTGCCGTTGCTCTCGACCAGGACCTTCGCGTTGTTCCACTTGCGGCTGGCATCGGCGACGACCTCCGACCATTCCGTAGGGGTCTGGCTGTTGCTACGCCTCACGTCAACGACCTGGTATGTCGTCGCGCTAATGACCACCACGGCGGAGTTGTCGCCGCCCGTCCCGGCACCGACGTCCACACCGATGGCGTACCGGTCGCGCGGGTCGACCTTCGCCAACTGCCCGCCGGCGACGTCGAGTTTGACCACGTTCAGGTGGTTGAGGAGGGACTGCCCTATCCACGCACCGTCGGTCTGCGTGTACGCATCGTCCACGGACAGCGGGTACTCACGCCGGAACTTCGTCTCGCCCAACTTGCCGACCATGACCGCCTGCCAGTACTGCTGACCTGGGGTCAGTTCGCTGCGTGGGTCGACCGCAAAGTCGTCGGGCGGCGTGGTGGTGTACTCCGCGTGCCGCGTCCACGGGAAGAACAAGAAGTTCCACGCGACCAGCTCCGCGTCCCACAACTGGATCTCGCGGTGCAGCGGGTCACCGTAGTAGTTGGCGGTGCTCTCGATGACCAACTGATTCCCGTTGAGGGCGGCGATGGCCGTGGCCTTCAGTTCGTCCGCGTCGGGCGTGAAGGCGAACTCGCTGATGTGGCAGCCCGTCGCCGTGAACGACCGCAACCCACCGTCGCCGCCCGACGACGCGGCCATGAGCGTGGCCCCCGTGTCGGCAAGCACCATGTCCGTCGTCGTGTTGACGGAGAGTGGGCGGCGGAACTCCTTGGGCAACCCGTCGTAGAACCGCTTGTGCATCTTCAGGATGTGCTTCGCGCTCTCCAGTTTGTGGGAGAGCATGACGTAGGTCTCGGCGTCGGGTGCCGTGAACCACCGCCAGAAGAAGTACGCGGCCACGGCGGTGGTCGCGCCTATCTGTCGGGCCTTGGCGACCAGGGTGTCGTCGCCCTGTGCGAGTGCCTCGATGATCTCTATCTGCTCCGAGTTCAGGTTCAGGCGAACCCGCTTGCCCTTCTTGTCCACGATCCACAACCGGGAGCAGAACTCCACGGGGTCGCGAACGATGCGGGCGATGTCCCTCCTGGGGAGAGCCCTGCTCATGCCTTCCGCAACCACGTCTTCAGTTCACCGACGCGCTGCATCCGGCTCTCCAGGTCCTCGTTGCCCTTCTGCACGCTGATGGTGCGGATGAGTTCCATGAGGATGGACTTCCCGAGCGGACTGGCCCCCGTGTTCTCGATATCGGTCAGCGTCGTGTCGAGCAGTTCCCACGCGACCTCACTGATGTCGCGGGCGACGATGGCCTTGCGGACCTTGGCGTACTTGCCGGGTGGTGCCTTCGCGACGCGCTTCCCGGTCGGGGCCAGTTGCGGCTGCGGGGCACCGCCGTCCAGCAGGCCGGGGAACAGTTCGGAGATGGTCGCGTCGTTCGATGTGTCTCGGCGTGTCCGTGCCACGGGTGCCTCCTGACCGTAGGGTAGCACGAAGTCCGACCGAACGGGTGTTCAGTCGGACTCCATTTTATTTGGTCGCATCCGGACACGCTCTCATTTGCGATATGGGCGCGACTGTCGGTCGACCCTACCCGTACCCCTACCGCGTTCCCGGTCGCGCCCATATCGCAACCGGGTGCGGGGGACGCCTATGCCTGGGTGACCACCAGGTTGTACCAGTCCTCCATCGAGGGTTGCCACGCGGGCATCGGTCGCTCGGTCTGCCGGACACGCTCGGAGATCTCACGTTCGCGTTCGGCCGGTGGGCTTCGGTCACGGCGGGGGTCGGGACCCATCCAGTCGTTCGACCCGTTGGCGTCACGTTCGCGTTCCTCGCGTTCCGCGCGCCTCCGTGCGAGCCGCTCCCGCTGGGCGTTCAGGTTGTCGTCGATGCGGCGACGAGTCTCGTGGTCGACTTCCGACGATGCGTTCATGGTGCTCCTGATCAGGTTGTCGATCATCTCGTTCCCGTAGGACGCGGCGTTCTCGGCGGTTTCACGGTTGACCGATGCGGCATGGGCGAACCGACCGAGTGCATCGCGGCGTCGGTCGTACTTCCCGACGGACACCGTGTAGTCGTGCCCGTCGGACGGCAACAGCCCACGCACCGTGGACTTGACGATGATCCCACCCTCCGACGGGTGGACGTAGAACAGGTGGTTGCTGTCGACGTCGGCACGGTCGACCAGGTGCCCGTCACGCAGGCGTCCCCCGACCATGTCGATGGTCGGGCTCATGTACTGGCGGTTGACGAGGATCTCCACGACGGAGGAGGCCGACCACCCCTCAAACGAGTTGAGGGTCGCCGCGACGTCTGGCATCAGGGTGACGTCCAACCCGACGGCAGGGCAGTCACGGGTGACGAACGCTGGGGTCAACGGCAACCCGTCGGACTCGTAAGAGCGGACGAGTTCGGACACGACCTCCGACCGAGTCCTGCCGGTCAGGTTGACGATGACGTCGATGGCCCGAACCGCGTAGACCTCGACCTCCAAGTGCAGTCGGACAAACTCCCCCTTGCGTTCGCGTTCCCGTGCCTTCCGCTGGGCAGGGGTCAGGGCGTTCGGGTTCTTGGGGCGTCCCATCAGTTCACCGACTTGGCGTGGCCGACGCTCGACGGGGACAGGGGGTGGTTCTTGATGAACGACAGACCCTCGGGCGTACAGGCGATACGGACCAACAGGGCGATGGTCTGGGCCAGGGAGCGCGAACCCGTCTGGACACGGACCCACTCGAGCAGGGATGCCTCCTCGTTAGGGACGAGGACGTGTCGGAAGTTCTTGGTGGACGATGTTTCGGAACGCATGGCTTCGTAGCCCCCTGGGTCCAGGTCCACCGACATGGTGGGTGTCTCGACCTACAACATCAATATCAATGAACACGACGACCGTCAACCGTCTTTCGTCCTTCGACACGATTTCCCCCGCCTCCCCATCATCCGTCCGTACGAACATCCGTGCATACACGACGGCATCCGTCCGACACCCGTTTCCGATTTCCCTAGGTTCTACTTACGTTTACGCGATTCGTTTCCGTGACCACGGACGTACACGGCTGTTGCGTTTTGGGTTCTTGAAATCAAGAAGAATGAAAGACCGTGTCCGTGTACGTCCGTGGTCACGGAAACCCGGTGTCGAAACCACAATGAAATCCAGGATGTAGGGTGTACGATGGGTGGGTCGATGTCGTCGTAAGACGACACGGATGTTCGGTGGTCGTAGGGGGCTGACGGGAATCGTCCTACAATGGTGGTGAACACCCATCCCTGATGGGGTGACGGAGGAAACGTGGACGGACTCCCTAGTAGTGCGTGGAGGCCGAAGGGCGGTGGTCGGTTGAAGGACGGAAGGTCCATCGAACGGCTGTCGGCCCACCACCTGTGGGGTGGGTGTCCGAACCCGCCTGATGGGGAGGAGGACGGTGAAGAACCTGCCGACAGGACGGAGGTACTGGAACGGCTGCTGACCCGTGTCCCACCGCTGATGGAGACCATCGTCCGTTCGATGCTGTCGGGTGAGTCCCAAGTGGACCTGGCCGAGAGGTTGGGCGTCGCCCAGTCGACGGTGTCGGTCTGGCACGGGCACACCGTCGTCACCGTCCTACGGAGGGTGGCCGAGTTGGGGGTCGACCTCACACCCGACGAGGTGTTCGACCACGTCAACCGGGTGTGCCCCAAGCAGGCGAAGACCCGACCGCACTTGGCCCTGTACGTCAAGGAGTACTGGCGGTGGCACTCGACGTCGAAGGTCGCGAGGGCCATCGGGGCCAGTCAGATCTCCGTGTGGTGTTCCCTGTTCGACAAGACGGGGTTCGTGAACGTCGCACCCGAGGGTGACCCGGTCGCTGCCGCCCTGCTGGTGATGAAGGGGTGGGGCGGGTTCAACGGTCTTCGGTGATCGTCCTATACGGCGCGCATTGATGTGAGGCGGGACTGAAAAAGAATCACTCCCCCGCCCCACCAAGGTAGACCATGACTCCGTCGTCCGTGTTCGACACCCTCCTGTGGCCGCTCATCACGCTGAGCGTCCACGAACGCGAGGAACACCTGGCCCGCATCGGTCAGGAACTCCTCGCCGCCATCGGTTTCCGCGAGGACTCCGAGTACCCCCTCGACATCGACCTCGACGCGATGGGGGCCTGAGCCATGACCACCCACCCCTTCACGAAGCACAATGCCATGACCGCCCGTGACGCCATGCTCGCCCTCCTCCGCACCCGCTTCCCGAACGGCGTGTCGTCCGTCGAACTCATCGACGCCTACGGCCCCGCCGCCAAGACCCGCATCGGTGAACTTCGCCGTGACGGGTGGGACATCGACACCACGGCGGTGGACGGGGTCGCGCAGTACACCCTGCGGTCGTTGTCCAAGGGCGGCTCCGACAACACCATCGCGGGGTGCGTCATTCGGTTGAGCGAACGCGGGTGGTCGTCCCGCACGCACAAGGACGCCTCGGCCAACGAGGACGTGCTTGCCCGTGCCGAAGCCGCCGCCCTCGCCGCCTACCGTGCCGTGCTCGCGGGTGGGGGGTTCGACGTTGCGGTCCCCGAAGGGCCCCACGACGACCGCATGGACATGTTCTCGTTCTTCGACCTCTAGGAGTCCAACATGCTGACCATCATCCACGAACTCGTGTCCATCGCCTTCGGGTTCACCCTCGCCGCCGCAGCCGTCGGGGCGGGCTACCTGTGCGGGGCGTACCACCGTGCCCGGCTCGAGGAACGGAGCCTCACCGAGTACACCATCCGTCGCGCCATGCACACGGCGGCGATGTACCGATCCATGGACCAGGCTGCGAAGTACCGCCGCATGGTCGCCGAACGCATCCTGGACCGTGACGGGGGTGCGTCGTGAACAGCACCGACCTCCTCAACGGGTGGCTCCGCGCTTCCCGTGACCGGCGCATCGCCGCCGCCAAGGGCGACCGTGTGCGTGCGGAACGCGCCGCCACCATGATGCGGTTGTTCGGCCCCGTGGGTCCGGCGGCCGCACCACACGAGGCCGACGGAGCGGCGACCCCCGATTCCCGCACCCAGTTTCGTTATGGGCGCGACTGATGGGTGGGGTAGGGGGTCGATAGGGGTGCGGCGTCAGACGCGCCCATAACGCAAATGGGGGCCACTCTCGCGGGTGGCCCCCATTCTTGCCCTACCCCTACTGGCCCGTGGTGGTTCGGGTCGACCGCAGTTCCCAGTGGGGTCGGTCGGGGAACGACGCCCACCCGCCACCCCACACGAGTTCGTAGCCCAGGCGTTCCTTCACCGGGATGGCCTCCCAGTGTCGGCGCACGACGGTCGCCAGCAGGTCGAACCGGTGCAGGTCGTCCCAGTCCACGGGGTACGGCACAACGTCCACAGCCATGCTCGGCGTGACGTTGTGCTTGCTCTTGGGGAACTTCAGTTTGGAGTGCCCCTCCGCGAACGCCTTGTCCTGCTCGGCCTGCCCGCGAAACCCGCACGTCACCGTGAAGTCGTAGTCCACGATGGCCGAGTTCATCACCCGCCGCAGTAGCGGGTGGCAGGTGCTGAGCCGTTCGCGGGACCTGTTGGAGAACGATGGCATCAGTGCTTCTCCAGCAACTCCGCGGCCAGCATGAGCAGCTCCTCACCGAGGTCGCGGGCCTCCTCCTTCGTGATGCCACCCTTGCCGTAGCGGACGAGTTTCGTGATGAGCCGCATGACGTTCGGCCAGGGGATGTTGGAGACGATCTTGTCGTTCACTGGAGTTTCTCCTTGATGGTGGACAGGTCTTCCTCGACGCGACCCAACCGCGTCGACAGGTTCGTGAGTGCCTTCTCGAACGTCTTTCGGTCCGCCTCGTGGGCGTTCACGGTCTTCTCGATGGCCCTCACCAGGTCGCCTAGTCGGTCGTTCTGCTTCTCTAGGTAGGCCTGGATGATGGGCACGATCTTGTTGGCGAGCCACCACAGGATGGCAACCGACAGGGCGAGGGCACCGAACGGGCCGGACACGGCGTTGATGAGCTGGTCCATCAGGCCAACTCGACGGCGATGCCGTACGCGGTGACCGGTTCTCCGTCGCACACCAGGACACCGCGAATGAAGTCCCAGTTCCAGATGCGCGGGGTGCCCTGCACCGTGGTGAATGGGATCTCCTTCTCGGGGTCGTGGATGAGCACCCACACGGTCTCGCCCGTCTCAATGTCGGTCAGCGTGAAGCGTGTACGCATGGGGCACCTACGAGTTGAGGAAGACGAGGCACGCACCGGCAAGTGCATCGTCGGACTGAAACGTGTAGCCGACGGTGACGGACGGGCTCCCCGTGTTCAATGTCGTGCGGGTCTTCCACCCTGCTGCGGCGGTGGCCAATGCGGTGCCCCGCAGGGTGTAGAACCCACCACCTAGGGTGGCACCCGCCGTACACTGACCGACGATGGGGACGAAGGCGTTGGCCACGAGCGCGCTGTTGTATGAAGTAGAGATGGCGAACGCATACGAGTTCATGACCGCGCTCGTCCCGATGAGCGCGAGCTTACGCTTTGCGGCCTGCCCGTAGAGGTTGTCGAACCAGAAGTGCAGGCGTGCCGTGGGTGCGGAGGCGGTCAGGAAGGTCGCCTCGGTCACACCACTCGCGGTGAAGTACCGCATGAGAATCCCCGGCGTGCCCCACTCCACACCCGTGGGGGAGTGGTCGATGGCCGATGCCTGTGCACTGTTGAGGAGGTTGCCAAGTCCGATGGTCGAATGGCTCGTGGCAGAGTGCCGGTTCACCAGGTACAGGGCCCCGTCACCCGTGTAGAGCCACAGGGCGGTGTTGACCATGCTGATGCCGAACCAGTACGACTCGGTGACAGCCCCTCCGTACTGCGGGTGGTACTTGTTCCCGACGTAGGGGTACGTCGTCGTGCCGAGGTTCGCCGGGGTGAAGGTCGATGTCCCACCGTCGGGGCAGAACGTACACATCACGTTCGACGAGGAGAAGTTGACGGTATTCCCACCCGTGGACGGGTCGGACGCCAACTTCTCCACGAACAGGATGCGGTAGTCCGCATACAACGACTGTGCGTTGAGTGGCTTGCACTCGATCCACTTGGCACCCGTCGCGGCAATCGTCCCCGTGGAGTTGACCGTCCAGTCGGGACTGGAGTTGACCGCCGCCTGGATGGCGTTGATGACGGACAAGTTCGACGTGGTAGGCGTCACGAGTTGTGCCGCCGTCATCGTCCACGTCACGGGTGTGGCTACGGGCATTACGGATAACCTCCACCTGAGGTGGCCATTGAGGTGTGGAGTTTCGGCGTGACCGTGAGGATGGCACCCAACGTCACGGTCACGTCATTGAACGATGGGGGGACATAGATGCCGCCTCCGGTCGCGCTCACGGTCAACAGCTTGATGACGGGGGATGCCGACAGCACGGCGACCTGCGCCGTGAGGTTAGCGACCTGAGCCGAAAGGGCCGTGACTTGGGACTGGGCCGCCGATAGTTGGGACTGCAAACCCGAGATCGTGCCTGCGTCCGCCTGAGCCTGCACCTGCGCCGCCGCCAACTGACCCGTCAACGTCGTGACCTGACCCTGTGCCTGGGCCAGCGACGCCTGTGCCGAAGTCAGTTGGGCGGACAGCGAGGCCACCTCCGCTTCCAAAGAGGCCGTGTCTCCCCCCACCACGACCGTTGAGGTAGTGGTTGAGTTCGACGAGCTGGTGACCTTGATGAACTGCCCCTGCCTCGGGCGGACGTACGGCTTTCCCATCCATCACACCACCGGGTCCGGCAAGGTTTCGACCCAGACGTGGGGCGGGGTGAGGACCCAACCTTCTTCCACCGCCTGTTCCTGTAGGAACGGCGGGACGCCCGTGAAGTACCCGTTGGCGTCGGGGTTGCGTGCCATGTGCCAGTTGATGTACGACTGCTTCGCGTCCTCGGCGAAGATGAGCCAGGTCTGCGTCATGCGAGCACCAGGACGGCGACGCACCCACGGGCACCCGTCACCCCGGTGTTGCCGCCACCGTAGCCGATGCCGCCCGTCCCGCCGTTCGCCTGCAGGAGGCCGTACGCCGCGCTTTGCGTGACGAGGGCCACGGCACCACCGCCACCACCCCCGCCGCCGCCAGCGGAGCCAGCCGTGCCGGTGCCGGGGCCACCCAAGCCGCCGTTCGCACTGATGCGCCCGGCGTTGGACACGGTCTTCGCCGCAACCCACACGACGCCACCGCCCGTACCACCACCGCCGCCGTTGGCGGATGCGTTGTTCGACCCGCCCCCACCGCCGCCCGCGCCCCCGTTGAACCGCTCGGTGCCGTTGGTGGTCATGATCTTGGCCGCACCCCAGAACGCCTGGGACTGCCACTTCTGCCAAGGCGTGGGCTGCGATGCGGAGCCGCCATTGCCGCCCGCGTTCGCACCGCCCGCACCGCCCGCGCCACCCGCCGGCACGCCGCCCAGGTCGTTCAGGCTGGAGTTGCCGCCCGACCCGGAGCCGATGTTGCCGATGCCGTT